GCCATACTTTCTGGTATATACTCCTTGTGCATACTTTGCCCAATCTCCTTTGAGTTCGTAATTGGGTTTCATTTCAGTCTGTGAATCTGGAAGTTTTACATCCATCACTGGTGGTGTGTTGGTCGATACCAACCAAACAAAGATTGAAGCAATTGGAATAAAGAAAATCACAATGTGCTTGAAAAAATCCTTGTCATAATCTGGAAGCTCCTTCCATTCTTTAATTATCTCCTTCATTGTTTCCGTTTATGTGGTTTAACAATTCGTGAATCTCTGACCATACAGCGAGGTCACGCTTGGTCACTGCATCGAGGTTGCCATTCATGTCTCGGCTCTCGGTGTACTCATCCCAAAGCTGTCTTTCTCTGGCTTGGATGAATTCTAAAATTTCTTTTTTGCTCATATTTTGATGTTTTGATATGGACAAATATACTCAACTTTTGCAAATATGTTTCAGCTTGTGAACATTTTTTCACTTTTTTAAACAAATATTTTTGAATCCCTTGATTTTACTTAAGGTTTTACCCTGATTTTGTGACAAGATATGTCAGGTTTTACCCTGATTTTATACATAAGGTTCGTCTTGTGCATGAATTTTTCCATTTTCTATACATAAGATTGTCAAGCATTCACTTTAAAATCGGTTAATGACCGATTATGTCCAGTTTTTTCAACTATAAAGTGGACAAATAGTCAAGTTTTTTGAGCTTAAAAGTTGACATTCTTGATTCGCGAATCAAAAAAGGGGGACTGCCATCCCCCTTTAACACAAAATCTATTATGACAAAATAGATAAAATACTATATGACACAAATATACGAAAAAAGGGAGCCCGAAAGCTCCCCTAAAACAACAAGTATATGAATACAGCGGTGAATTTACAAAGGAAATTTGATTGAGTCGATACTCTTGGCGGTTTTTTTCACCTTATTCTCCTCATATCTTCCACATTCAATGGTGAGGATTCTGCCTCCAGTCGGTTTAATGGGTGCACCTCTTTCAACATGCCACCCCTTTGAGCCATCACCATACTCTTCCTTGTATGTACCAGTGAGCATGAGATGGATGTCTTTGTGGTGGTGTCTGTATCCAGTCTTTGAATGGAAGGTAACGGTATCACGCACATCATTCCTGGCAGCATTCTCGTGGATGTGACCCATCGTGAACACATCGAAGTCCTCGTACATCTCAAGAGCTCGAGTCAAGTTGAGTGCTCCTTTGGTCACCACACCTCCTCCACCAGAGCCATGAAAGTATTTGATTTTTGTAGTCATCTGAACACTGCCTTCAAATATCTGGCGAATAATCAGCCATCCACCATATCCACCAGCGAACACATTGCTTCCAGCTTTGTAGTTGAGAAGGTCAACAAATCGCTGAAGGATGTCAGTCTCTTGATACTTGATGATTGCGGTCTCGTGGTTTCCGTAACCAATGACTGTCAAAATGTGGGCATATGGCAGAAACCATTCAACAGCAGTTTCAACAATTGAATCAAGATACTTTGCATTGTTGTGCTCTGGTCTGATGTCAGACTTGTTCCCTCTGCGATCACCTCTTCCTTGCATGAGGCAGAACATATCGCCATTTATCATGACTGGAATGTTATTCTGGAGACAATAGTCAAGGTCACGCTTGAGAAGTTTCCAATCACTTTTGGGATTGTCCCAGTGGATGTCTGACAACATCGCAATCTTGACCAAGTTTCCCTCGAGCTGAAGCTCATGGATATTCTTGGCGTGCTTTTTTAAAATCATAGATTATGTTTAGAGTATCTGAACAGATACATTGTTCCCATTCCCATCAAAAAGCCAAGAATCAGCACCCAAAAATCTGGCTTTGGTTTTTGTGATTTGTACTTTGCCACCTCAATCTTCTGCACTTGGCGGATGGTGTCTCTCTTGAGCTTGTATTCAATCTTTGTTTGCCACCTTGTTTGAGGCACAAAAGAACGCTTGTAGCGAATGATTGTATCTTTTTGGACAAGTACCTTCTCCCAATAGATTGAATCGTGCAGAATGTACGGAATCGAGTCGATTGATGTGACTTGAATTGTATCAGCCACGCTGTCGCAGCGATATCCTTTCTTGATTGCCTTTCTGATGTGGTAGTTTGCAGTGCAAGATGTCACAAATATTGAAAGAATTAATACCTTAAAATTCATTGATGATACAGTATGAAGTAAATTTCTGCGTTTTGCAGAGCCGAATGAATGTCTTGTATTTGTTTACATCGTTTAACACTTGGCAACCAGCTGACCACCATCCGATGTTGGTGCCTGATGGCTTATTCAAGTTGTATGTGTTGGGATGGAAGTTGATACCGAAGTATCCAGTGTCGAGCTTGCCTTGCTCTTCGCTGTCATCATCCTTATCAGTGTCTCGATAAACTTGCACTGGAGCACCAAGCTGAAGGAGTGCTTCCACTTTGCCATTGTGTCTGCCATACTTCCACACATCATAGTACCATTGCTCTGATTTGAGCACAGCAGCACCAGCTTTGTTCACCTTTTCGAACTGCTTGAGTGTTGGTTGTCCAGGATTAGTTGTGCCAGATGACACCTCGATGAAAAGCTCACCTCTGAACAGATAGAATTTGTCATCAAATTTGTTTACTGAATCCTCTTGTGAACGCACACCAAGAATCCAATGACCAGATGGAACACCGATATAGTTGTCAAGTGATTTGACTCTCTCAAGGAGTTCTTTGTCGGTGTATTTTCTGACCATTACTTCCAGTTGTCAAGTTCTGCTTTGGATCGTGTAACGAATTTACGCATGGCAGCAAGGATGTTCTTGCCAGTCACACTCTCATATGATTCATTGATGCTCTTCACTTCCACTATCACGCAAAAGAAAGCCACAAATTTTGTCATGATGAGCTCGACTGCGATGAAATGAGCGATGATATCACCAGCGATGAACTTCTCGATTAGGAATGTGAATACGATTCCACCAGAATACAGCAATGATTTGCCGATGGTGTCACTCAATCTGCGTGATTTGAATGATTGCCAGCCTCCTTTCTTAACACTTCTCCAGACTCCGAAAAGTGTGTCAATGAATATGGCGAGGATTGCTACCAATACAAGTGGCTGTACTGGTGCGAGTATTGTGAAGAATGAAGCGGTCAAAAGGAGTATGGTATTTTTCATCAGATAACAAGAATTTGATTGTTGTATCCGTTGTTGCGAGGATATCCACAATTCCATTCACCATTGAACCAGCAGTCACCGATGCACTGAACGCATTCGATTTGTGGTCGAAGGTCGGTATCTCGGTTGGCTTGGCTGATGAAGATTGGATATTCTGCCTTGTTTTTTATTAAGTACTTGATGAGTCGCATCTCAAAGAAAGATGCTTTCTGTGCATAGTGCTCCATCCCAAATGCCACCTCACTGCGAGTCACTGGCTGTGAGAAGTCACCACTCTGCTGCTGGAGTCCCTTGTTCTTGAGCTGATATGTCAATCCAAAGACAGCATCTTCAGCTGACCTCCATGCGATGACTGGCTGAATGAATGCAACAAGTTGCTCCTCTTCAGGTGTCAATGTTTGGTCATTGTATGCCTCGAGCAAATGGTTATAAAAGACAGTGCCGAGGATTGGCATCACTCGAAGCTGTGCTTGAGTTGCCACATATGGGAACACATCAGTCACATCCACATTGGCAGTGATGGGAGTGTTCGTCTTGAGGTAGTTTTCAGTGATAAAGTACAACATTACGCTTGAGGTATTTGAGGTTGTGCGGCTGCTGCTGCTTGTGCTTGTGTGATGTCACCACCTTCAATCGGTGGAAGTGATGCGAGTGCTCTGACTTCATTGACAGTCATCTGCTCAAGTACCTTGGTGGCTACCAATGGACTCATCGCATTGAGTGCATCAGATGTCTTGCTTGCATCTCCTTCGATTTCAACAATAGATTCATTGATGATTTGGAAGTTGTTGATAGTGAAGTCAGTGAATCCGAGTTTAGCTATATGTAAAATCTCATTGAAGATATCTTGCACTTGCTCTCTCAATGGCATGACCACATTCTTTTCAAAAATGACATACGCTTGTTTGATATCGCTACCACTTCCAAGTGAACCAGTAGTTCTGACACCCATCAAGATTGGGTCGATGGTGTGAGCGAAGCAGATTTGTTCTGTATTCAAACCAGATGCTTCCTGGAAGAGCTTGTCATTTGAGTTTGTTGGGATGCTCTCAATCTTTGGAAGCTGGTCTTGTGAGTTCGCAAAGAATGCAGCAGTCTTGCCAGCGTTCTGACTTCCTTTGAGCTTGTCGATTGTGTTTCGAAGTACATTCTTTTCCTCCTCTGATTGCGGTCTTTTTGGGAACATAATCGCAAAGGATGGGAAGATACTGTTTTGAATGTTTGATTTGGCGAAGTATGAAAGCTCACCGGATAGGAATGCGAAGTTCAATGCACTCGAATACTTTGGAAGCGGATACCAATCTTGACCAAGTGTCTCGACCTCATAAACGAAAAGCTGTTCACGATCAGTGCAAGATGGATGATGTCTCTTGATGTCTTGAATGTTGATTCGAGCCGACCAATCTTCACAGATGAAGTACTGATTCTCTTGTCGACCTCGTCTGACTTTCTCTGGAGATACATTGTGCACTCTCTTGAGCTTCATTTTCTCATCGAATACGAGTCTGAAGTACACTCGGTTGTGAACAACCAATTGCTCGGTCACTGCTCTGGCAACTTTCTTGATGTTGACTTTCTTTTCGAATGTGTAAAGCTCAAGCAAGTCCTTCGGTGTAGCACCCTCAACTTTGATGTCGAAGCCACCACCGATGACAGCATTGGTCTTATAGTCCACGATTGCACCATGAAGAGGCGAGCTGAACACCATTTGATTGAGAAGCTCTGGATACATATTGTCCTGGCCGAATGGAATCCATCCAGCAGTTGTGTATCTTCCATTCACATAAGGCAGTGACAGATTTGCACCACCTACCTTGAGGAATGGCGTGCTGAATGCCTCGTAATTTGGCGAGATGACTTCCATCTCTGGTTGTTGTTTTGCTCTGAATCTATCGTACCAAGCCATGTTAATCGTATATTGATGAAGTCGATGCACCACTCACAACCATTCTTCCTTCCTCAATTACGACTCCAGTTGTGTCGCTGATTTCTGTTGGTGGGATGGTTGATTCGTACACCGAATATGTATATTGTCCTTTCATTAGTTCCACATCGACTGGTTCATCCAAGTAAAAGAGATTGAATCTCTCTGGATATGCCGAGTCATCTGGTGCTGTGAAGAGGATTGGGTCGGATGTCGGGTTCATTTCGTTTTGAAAAACGAACAAATAGTATGGCGAGCTCAATGTCGACACCTCTGTGAGTGTCAGCACAATCGAATTCACCTCTCCCTTATTTATGTAAATCATTTACTTATATTGCAATGAGGTCAAATTTTGTTCACAAAAAACCCCATCCGTATAGAATGGGGTATCAGTTTAGATTTACTTTATTTTGGAATTACTAAAGTGATGCAAATATAATAAAAAAAGCCACCCTATTGGATGGCTCTTTATAGTAGGTTATTTAAGATTAAATAACAGCAAGGACAGCGGCTTCCGTAACCTCATATGACAAGTAGTCATTTTCAGAGAGGAGTGTGACGGAATATTTTGAACCATCTGCACGAGTTGTTCCAGAACCTTCACCAACAGCTGACAATTGAAGGTATGGGAAGTACCAGTACTTTCCGTTCATATCCTTAACAATTGCATTCAGATATTGTTGACCAGCACCCAAGATTTTGATTGCTTGAGATTTGTCTTGGTCTCTGCGATGGAACAAAAGGTTGATCGTAGCAGTCACATAAGATGAACCATTCACGAGGTCAATTGCTGCATCTTCAGTGTAGCTTCCAGTGTTTCTGCG